ATGCGAGGTATTTACAGGGAAGAACTCGAACTCTGGGAGTCTCTTGGAGATGCCTGAGCGTTTCAAGTTTTTTTCCCCCAAGGGCAAGGCCAGGAAGAAGAGACTCGGGCCATCCTTCTCAGTCACCTATGGGGGAAGGAAATACTGGGAAGCCACCAGGAAGAGAATCCTGGTGAGGGACAATTGGCAATGCAGGCAGTGTGGGAGAGTTTGTGCAGATAGGGGAGAGGCGCAAGTTGACCACATCCAGAGAAAGTCTGAGGGGGGAGATGACTCGGATTCCAACCTCCAGGTGCTCTGCCTCCTGTGTCATGGGAGGAAAAGCCGGAATGAGCAATTGTATGGATAAGAGGGCCTCTGGCTTGCGATATGAAGCCATTTCAGGCATTCAGGCTGTCTCCATACCATTTGGTCATAAGTGGCTTTATGGGGCCTTCCAGGAGGCCGGGTTTTTCTGGTTCAAAAACAAACTCCCCGGAAGTTCTGCACTAAGTGCTTGTCTGCCTTGCACTTAGATGCTGGCCTGAACCAAATTTTCCAAATTTTCCCCCTATAGGGAGCCCAAGGTCATCCCCAAAATCTCATTTTTTAAAGTTCAAAGGTTCAACCCCTACTTAAGTCCAATGAAATCAATCACTTAAGTATGAACTTCAAAGTGAACTTCTACTTTTCTACAAGGTTCAAGAAGTTCATATCAAATACCCTATTTTCGGGTCAGAGAGATTTTTCAGTCTTGTCTTGTACCCCCCCTATATAGGGAATGGAAGATTTGCCCAGGCGGGGGATAGGCCGGGTGGAGTCCCAGAAAGCCCTGCTCACAAAAAGTGGGAAATTCCCACCAGAGCGAAAAGTGCTGTTTTTCCCGGGAAAACAGCCCCACCCCGGGGGAGTGTGCTCGATTTTTACCCCCTCGAACGGGGTGGGCCAGCCGGGGGCTTCCGTGCGCGGCCGCGAAATTTTGACCCAGGGCTTTCTTGGGGGTCGACTTCGATTTCGGGCAAGATCGATTGCATGGGCAGGCCGCCAGTTCCTTCATCGATCAAGATTCTCCGAGGCGATCCCGGCAAGCGGGGCGTCAATCACCTGGAGCCTGTGCCGCCCCCGGCCGACATGACTCCGCCTCTCGGGCTCGAAGGTCTCGCCCTGGAGAAGTGGAACGAGATGACGGCCCTCTTCTCGGCGATGGGGGTCTTCACCCAGGCCGATCGCCACACACTCCAGCGTTACTGCTTGATGTGGGAGCAGTGGTTCGGATTCGAGAAGCACTGCCGCGAGAACGGTTCAACTCAACTCACCCAAACCGGATACAGCCAAGTCACTGCGGAGGCGACTCTCGCGAGGGCTCTCAGGAAAGAACTCCTGGAGATCGAGCGACAGTTCGGCATGACTCCGGCCGCCCGGTCCTCGATGAAAGTTTCCGGTGCCCCTGCCACCCAAAACCCTCTTGCCGCGTTTGCCCAAAGCAGAAGCGGTCAAGCAGGGGCTTAAATACTACTTCGACGAAGGCAAGGCGGCCCACGCCGTCCGCTTCTTCGAGGAGTTTCTGACGCACTCGAAGGGCCAGTTCGCTGGCAAGCCATTTACGCTCCTGCCCTGGCAGAAGCACGACATTATCGAAGAACTCTTCGGGTGGATGCGAGTCGAGAGCGACACGAGAAAGTATAGAGTCGGGTACATCGAGGTGCCTAAAAAAAATGGTGCCTTGGCCCCTGCGGCTGGTTGCCGTGGGGGCCAAGGCATCATCGAGGAAAATCGACCCTCCTTAGCGGCATAGGCCTCTACACGATGGTCGCCGACGGCGAAGCCTCGGCTGAGTGCTTCGGCTGTGCCACCTCACGCGAGCAGGCGGGCATCGTCTACAAGCAGATGAAGGAACTCGTCGAGTCGAGTCCCTATCTCTCCGAGATGCTGGAGATCGTGGACTCGCGGAAAACGATCGCCTACATCCCGACTCACTCTTTCTGGAAAGTCATTTCGAGCGACGCAGGCCGCCAGGAAGGCCTCAACATCCACTCGCTCTGCTACGACGAGATTCACTCGGCCAAGGATCGGAAACTCTGGGACGCGGTTCGCTATGGCGGCATCTCCAGGTCGCAGAGCCTCATTCTCGCGATCACCACGGCGGGCGTAGACCGGAACTCGATCGGCTATGAGTTGCACGAACACGCGATGAAAGTCCGGCTCGACCCGACCTATGACGAGCAGTTCTTCGCCTATGTCGCGGCGGCCGCCCCCGAGGACGACTACCGAGACCCCGAGGTCTGGAAGGCCGCGAATCCCTCCTGGGACGTGACGATGGACGAGGAGAGTTTCCGTGCCGACGTTCGCGACGCCGAGCAGTCGAACAGCCGCCTCTCATCGTTTCTCCGGTACAGGCTCAATGTCTGGACACAGGGAGACGGGAACCGATTCATCAAGTTGGATCAGTGGGAGGCCTGCAAGGGCGACTCCGGGATTCTCGGCTCCGATCGCATCTGGTACGCGGGGCTCGACCTTGCCCAGACCTGGGACTGCAATGCCTTCGTGGCGGTCAGCAAGGCGAGCGATGACGTCTTCGATGTTCTCTGCCGGTTCTGGATTCCAGGCGAGAACGCCGGAGTCCGGTCTCAGAAGGACGGAGTGCCCTACACGACGTGGGCCAAGGAAGAGCGGAACGGGCTCTGCCTGACTCCCGGGAACACTTGCGACTACGCGTTCATCAAGCGGGACATCCTCCAGTTCTGCAAGGAGCGGACAGTCCGGATGATCGCGGTCGATCCCCATAACAGCCATTACCTCGTCCAACAACTTCAGGCGGATGGTTTAAATGTGCAAGGATTTTCACAAGGGTTCGCCAACATGAACCCTGGGACCCGCCTGACCGAGACGATTATTGCGCAGGGTCGCCTGCGAACGAACAACAATCCCATCCTGAACTGGATGGCCGGAAACGCCACGACCAAAGAGAACGCCGAGGGCTACTGCAAAATTGTGAAGCCGAGCCCAACCAGCCCTCTGCGTGTCGACGGGATCGTGGCACTGGTCATGGCGATCGCCGTGGCGAGTGACGCCGAGAACGCCAAGCCAGCACCCGAGCCGGAGATTCTCATCCTATGAGCGAGGAGCGAGTCCTGTCCGACTTTGTCTGGACACCGGAGCGGGGCGAGAACGACCCCGAGGTCCGGAGCATCTCCTGGAACAATCTCCTCCTTTCCGACGAGGTCTACAGCGGAAAGTTCCTTACCGCCGCCGAGATCAGAATCAATCCGGACACGGCCCTCCAGTCGACTACGTTTCTCGCGTGCTGCCGGATTATCAGCGAAACTGTTTCTTCGCTCCCGATCCATGTCTATCGCCGACTGAAGAACGGACACGAGGAGATCGCGAGCGAGATTCCCCTCTACCACGTTCTGACGTTCGCTCCCAATTCCTGGCAGACCAAGTTCGAGTTCTTCGAGCAGATGGTCATGGCACTGACGTGCTGGGGTAATTCCTATACCGAGGTCAACTCGGGCAAGTATGGAGCCGTCACTGAACTCAACAACTTGCACCCAAGCCGGATGCGAGTTGAGCGTCTGGAGAACGGGCGGCTCAAGTATTCCTACAACGACCCCCAGACTGGTCGCCTGCTTCAGTACACACAAGACCAGATCATGCACGTCCGCTGGACGCCCGATCCGGACGGCGTGAAGGGCATGGTCCCGGTCGAGGTGAGCCGCGACGCGATCGCGCTCTCCCGCGCCTGCGAAATCTACGCGAGCAAGTTCTGGGCGAACATGGGCAGGCCGGGAATTGTTTTGCAGACGGACGGTGCCCTCTCTGCCGAGACTGCGGAACGACTCCGCGACAATTGGGAGAGAATTCATAGGGGCGTCCAAAATGCTTATAAAACGGCAGTCCTCACGAATGGACTGAAAGTCGAATCATTCGGTGCGACGAATAATGATTCGCAATTTTTGGAGGTCAGGCGATTTCAGATCGAGGAAATCTGTCGAGTGTTCCGGTTGCCTCTGCATTTAGTGCAGGGGCAAGGCGGCGGCAGCCTGGAGATTCAAGGCCAGGAGTTCATCAACTACACGTTGATGCCCTGGCTGACTCGCATCGAGCAGTCGATCAGCCGGTCGCTCATCTACGACGATGCGGTCTACTACGCGAAGTTCGACACTCGCGGCCTGCTTCGCGGAGACTCGAACAGCCGGGCAGCGTTCTATTCCACGATGCTGAACCTCGGAATTTTTTCGATCAACGAGTGCCGCAAGGCCGAAGGCCTGGGCCCGCTCGGCCCCGAGGCGGACAAGCATCTCGTGGCGATGAACCTCCAGCCTCTCGAAGAGGCTGTGAAGCCAAAGCCCGACCCCTCGATGATGCCAGGGTTCGGCTCGGGTGCTCCGCCGAAAGCCCCGGGCGGCCCGCCGAGTCTCTCGGAGGTGAAGACCGGCAAGCCTCCGATCGCGTCTCCGAAGGGAGAGGATTCGGCGAAGCGGTCGCTCAACCCACAAGACGCGGAACTCGAAGAGGCTCACGTCGAGATCGCCGAAGAAGAGGGCAAGTGGTCGAAGGAGTCGGCCCACTACATCGAGAAGAATCCGTTCGCCGCTCGTGGCATCAAGTGCCACAACTGCACACACTACGTCGAGGAGGGCGGGTGCAAGATCGTCTCCGGCCTGATCGGCGGCGAGGCGATCTGCAAACTGTGGGTGATCCCGCAGGAGAAGATCACTCAGGAGCCGGAGAGCCGGGCCTTCTGCCCGACCGGCCCAGGCGGCGGCGTGAAGAACGACTGCGGCAGCAAGGACGACGGCGGGCCTGCGGCTGAGTCTGGCGGCAAGAAGACAAACAAGGGCAACTTCCCTATTGCCAATTCCCTGCCAAAGGAAGTCCCAGCGGGGCACGAATCGCTTTCCGAGTACGTTGCCTTTAAGCCCGTTCCTGAAGGATCAGGCAACTCTGCCTTTGCTGTTCCGCCCTCTGACGAAGACCTTGCCCAAGCCTTGATTGGATCGAACAAGTCGAAGGGCACGAAGATCGGCAAGGCGAAGGAACTTCCTGAAGGAACCACGGTCGCTCTCAGAATTGACATTCCTGCCTTCAATCACTCGACGGACCGCATGGGCAAGAGCGTCTACGCGATCACGGTTCACGAGGATAAGGGCGGCAAGTCCAAAGACTTTGGGTCTCCGATCGGATACGAGCCGATGGCGAGGCTTTCGGGCCCCGTGAGGTTTGACTCAAAAGAGACCGAGGCGGTTCGCGTCGCCACCGGAGAGACAACGAAAACTCCGCTGGCGACCGTGAAGGGCAAGTACACGCAGGACAGGACGATTCCTGCCGACATCGATACTTGGACTCCGGTTGGCTTCGACCCAAAGAAAGCCGCCTACTTCTACGACAAGAAAACCGGCGACGAGATTCTTTCCGGCACCGATGCCGTTAGCGTTGGCAACACAGTATTCACTCGCAACCCGCAGCGAGGGCCCAGAAACGCCAAGACCCACTACCGCTCCCTCGAAGAGATGATGGCGGTTGATTCGTGGGGCCTGGAGTCGCGAGGCTTCTGCCCGACCGGCGAGGGCGGCGGCATCGACAACTCGTGCGGAGACGACGAGGGCGGCGGCGACTCGCCAGCCGCCCCCAAGGGCGATGGAGACTGCCCCAAGCCGTGCGGAGAAGTTGACGTTCACGCAGACAAGAACGACGACGGCGTGACTGACACCGCGAGAGTCGGTGTTCCGGCGTTCGATGTTCCCCCGCCTCCCGGCATCCCGCGAATGCCTAACCTCGACGAGAAGTCTCGCGCCGCCGAAGAGGCGTTCGTCAAGCACTTCGAGAACGACCCCGAGGGCGTCTCTTCTCAGTTCCGCGATCTCGTGATGAAGCAGGGCGATCCGCCGACCTTCGGCACGGACGACGCCAAGTGCCTCACGGACGTGTGGTCAGAGTCGGACCCGGAGAAGCGAGCCGAGAACCGCGCGACCTTGAACACCGCCCTGCACCAGTGCGCAAACGCGGTCGCGAAGCGTGCATTCGTGCAGCACCTCGACACGCTCGAAAAGGGTGACTCGATCATGGTGACTGTCGGCGGCTGCGGTGCCGGGAAGGGCTTCGCTCTCAAGAACAACCCCGACGCCCTAGAGTTGAAGGGTCAAGCAAAGGCGATTTGGGATTCGGCCGGTGACCAGAACGCCACCGAGAATCCTTGGATTCAGGCCGAGGCCGAGAAGCGAGGCCTGAGCGTGACATACGTCTTCGTTCACGCCGATCCGAAGGTGCAGTGGGCCGACCCGAATCGCGGAGTCGTGAAGCGAGCAAGCGACCCCAAGGACGGGAGAATGGTCGACGCGAAGGTCTTTGCCGACAGTTACGCGATCGGAGCAAAGAACCACCACGCGTTTCACCAAGCGAACAAAGACAACTCCAACGCGAGGTTCGTGTTCCTCGACAACACCGGGAAGCCCAAGTCGATCCCTGGGGTTCCGAAGGAAGCACTCGATCTCAATCCGAGCGAACTCGCTTCGTTCGCCGAGAAGGAGGTTGAGAAGGCCCAGGCCCCGGAGCGGGTGAAGAAGGGTGCCCTTGCAGGGAGGCGAATCTGGAAGAAATGAGTGCAGCGGAAAAAGCAACGCAACTGATCGAAGAGATCAAGGCTGCGGTCGGCATCTCGGAGTCCGACGATCTTGCCAAGTGGTGGGACGAAGACGCCGACCGTCTGAACAAGATGGCCGAAGAGGCCAAGAAGATCGCGGTGAAGGTCGAGAGCCGCGCCTTCTGCCCCACTGGCGAGGGCAACGGAATCGACAACTCATGCGGCTCCGGCGACAGGGGGCCGAAGATGGCCCCGGACAAAGACTCGGGCGGAGGGAGGGGCGGCGACGGCGACAACTTTGACGCCGTAGCCAACGAAATCTTGCGGTCCATCGAGGCGACCGGCGGATACTCAGTCCATCCGATCACGGCCGAAAGCCCAACGACCGGATACATGGTCTCCACTGTCTCCCAGGCTGAGGAAAAGATTGCCGGTCTGGAGAACGTCACCGGAGACAGGATTCGCGAATACTTCGACAAGCACAAGGACTATCTTTCCGAGAACCCGCAGTTACACTTAGGGGGCTGGTTCAACCTCGAAGACGGGCTCGTCTATCTTGACCTGTCCGAGAGGTTTGAGGACGTCGACGACGCGATCGACAAGGCTGTCGAGAAGAACCAACTCGCAATCTGGGACCTGAACACCAAGTCAGAAATTCGCAAAGAGGATTACGATGGCAGAAGGACAAGAAAAAAAGAACCTCGTTCGGTTCGACTTCCCGCCCGGAGCGGGCCCGGACGAGATCGCGGCGGCGATCCGAAAGGCCGGATACAGGCTCCTGGCGGAGAAGGCGGCGAGGGAGGGGAAGCCCGCGCCTTCTGCGCCACCGGAGAAGGCGGCGGAGTAGACAACTCGTGCAGCGCGGGCGAATCATCGTCCGGCTCTGAGTGGGTTGCCTCCTCGACCGCCACGGCCACCGAGGAGCAAGAGCCCCAGTACACGGAGGCCGCCACCCCTCCATCGCGATCGGGCTGGAAGCGTTCCGAGGGGATGACGACCTGGAGTCGCGAGGAACTTCAGTCCTCGAAGAGCCCGTCGGAGACTGCCAAGAGTCTCGGCAGCCTCACGATCGTCGGAGGCAAGTGGGCGAGCGAGGCTCTCTCGAATGTTGGCGTCTCTCTCGACGACGTCATCGAGGCGTGCAGTTTCCCGGACGAGTCATCGAACGTCGTGATCGTGCCGGGCGAGCCCGCCCAGGCCTTCGACGTAATGTCTGGAAAAGATAACAAGGTCGGCTTCCTCGACGAGATCACGGTGACGACCGTGTCGACTCTCGAAGGATCAGACTCGCAGAACCACGCGATGACCTCGCTGCGGCGGCACGAGGACGGCACGCTCGAAATGAAACTCATCGGGCTCCTCGTTGCCGATGACGTGAAGCAGAACAATCGGATCGCTGCCGCCAGGAGAATTCTCGACCAAGTCCCGAGAATGATCGCCAACGCCGAGAGGCTGGGCGTCGACAAGGTTTCTCTCCGGGCGGCCGGTGACTCGGAGAACGAGAAGTATCAGGGCTACAAGATTTGGCCTCGCATCGGGTTTGACGGGGCGATCCCCAGGAAGTTGGTGACGAGCAAGTACACGCTGATGAAGGGCGTGTTCAACTCTTACGGCGACCGCATCCCTGACTCGATCCTCTCCCCTCGCGCCAAGCAGGAGAAGGCCAGCGGCAAGTTGACGGTTCAGGCTCTCTACGAGACGAAAGAGGGCCAGCGGTGGTGGGAGAGAAACGGCGGCGATATGCCCATGTCTCTCGACATCAAGGACAAAGAGAGTCCTGGCATGAAGGCCTTCGAGAAGTCGCGGGCCAGGATCGGCAACCGGAGCCTGTCGGAGTTCCTCCTCTCCGAAAGTCGCAGCCTGAATCTTTTCTGGCCTGCGTGGCTGGAGAGGCGTGCGTACTGCCCAACCGGCGAAGGGAATGGAATAGACAACTCATGCAGTAGCAGCGAAGGCGGCGCAGCGTCGTCCGCAATCGCCAGTGCTGTTCAGTCCCCCGAGAAGTCCTCGTCGCCAGCGGGGCCGCTCAAGTGGACATCCGGCGACCCGACAGGCGACATCACTTCTCGCGTGATGGCGGCCCCGCCGACCGTGAGGAGTGCTGACGGGAGGACGATCGAATCTACCTCTATCCCAGACGCTCATATCTATCCGTTCGCCGGGCGTCAGTGGGTCTCGACGATCGACGCTGGCGCGTACCTGTCATCGATGCAAGACCAAGTTCGCGGCGGCGTAATTAACACCGCGACGGGCCGGGGGGAACTGTCACGCGAGAGCCTCGACTACATCACGACGGCAATCGCTGACCAGGGAATCACTGCGGCCAATCGCGGAATCGTTCCGCTCTTCTACTCGCCCGAAGAACTTGACCGGCAGTTGCAGGAGTTCTCGTCGCTCATTCCGCAGGTTCGCGGCGGACGAATGAAAGACGGAACGCTCATCGAACAGGAGGACGCGGAGCACCTGTTCAGGGTTGTGCAGGCCCTCACGAGCCCCAACGCAACACCGTTTGCGAATATGCAGCGGACGGACTCGCTCTTGCGAAAGTTCTTTGAGGGAGACGGAAGGATCACGACAGGAGATTCCCTCGGCGTCACCGGCCCAGGCATTCGCAAGTCGCTTCAGCGATTCCAGGCGATCGTCGACACGCTCGGAAGGCGAACTGGCGGGAGAGTCGACATGGCGGCCGGGCTGGCTGCGGCTCGTCAAATGCTCCAGCACCAGATGCTCCCGGCGAAAGAAATTGACAAATTCTTTGCCGACTTCAAGTCCGAGAAGGACTCGAAGGACGCGTGGAAGCCCGGGAATTATCTCGTGGGTGAGGTCGTCCCGGTGTTCTCTACGTTTGGCCCCAAGGTCGGGCCGTTCTACGAGAACAACCAGGGCAACCTCGACCCGCTAACGGCTGATGTGTGGTTTACGAGAACCTGGGGTCGCGTCACTGGTGAACTCGTTGTGCCCGGCAAGTCGAGCAAGGCCGTCGAGCACGCCGAGCGACTCATCGATGCCTTCAAGAAAGCGAGAGACGAGCACTATCACGGGATCGCTCCCGAAGAGTTGCACGACTCGATTCGCAGGACGACTCAGAACGGCGTCGTCGATGACGTGCTTCGCGCTTGGTCTGAAGACCGCCTCGCGCACTACGCGGCTGGCGACTACAAGGAGAAGACTGGCGTCGGCGGCAAACTGAACTCGATCGCTAAGAACATCGTCAACAACGACACCTCGCTGATGGGAGACCCAGGCGCGGGCTCCCGCCGAAGCAACATGATCAAGGTGATGCGAGAGGCGTCGGCCAGGACCGGGCTGCCCGTTGCATATTTGCAGGACGTCCTGTGGCAGGACGAGCAGGACGCCTACGCCTCCCTCGGCGCGAAGACGGCGACAGGCTTTGGGCAGTTGTCTCTGTACTCCGACCAGATCAGAAGGATCGCCCAGGATCAAAAAAACAATCGCCGTCCGATGGCATCGAAGGATCGCTCCTCGCGACGGGCCTACAAGGAGGCCCAAGAGGACTCGTATCGCGACTACGAACGCGGCGGCCGAGAGCAGATGCTCTGGGACGTTGCCCTCGCGAAGGTCAGCGACCAAGAATTCGCTAATGCCGTCATCGCCTTGGCCGAAGGAGGCAAAGAATCTCGCGGCTTCTGCGCCACAGGCGAAGGCGGAGGCATTGACAACTCGTGCGGCAGCGACGGCAAGGCCGCAGACGGCGACGAAAAGCAGTCAGGCAGCGAGTGGGCCGCCTCATCGGCGGGCGAGCCGACGTCCTCCACCGTCAAAATTGGAGACAAGCAGGAAGAAATCGACTCTCGCCTGGGCAAGATGGGCGTCAACATGGGCGAGGTCATGGCGATGGCGGGCGCAGGAGCCGACGGCGTCTACACATTCATCCGTCGCGACCAGGAAAAGCCCAACGAGAACGGGATTCACATCGAAACCACTCGCGATTTGGCCGGTGTGAGGGACGGAATGTTCACCACGACGGTGATTCGGAACGCCGGAACGGAGTCCGATCCCGAAATTGTCATCGATCACAAGTTGATGGACGTCTCTCCGGCCGTCGCGTCCGACCCAGAGAAGCGGCACGAAGCGGCGAGGGTGTTTTTTCGCACGATGACCGACAATGTCGAGGCCGCACTCAAGTCTGGAGCGTCGAAAATTGTCCTGAACGCCGCCGGGAACGCTCGCGGCGAGGGCTCGAAGCGTCGAGAGATCGACGGAAACTCGTTCCGAGGCTACACGATCTGGCCGCGAATGGGTTTTGACGCTCCGATTCCGTTCAATCTCAAAAATAAGTTGCCGGAAGGCCTCGATCACTGCCGCACGTTGCTCGATTTGCACGCAACGCCCGCCGGAACACGCTGGTGGAGGGACAACGGCACCGACATCGACGTCCAACTCGACCTGAGTCGAGCCGATAGCCCCCAAATGCAGGTCTTCGGGCGTTTCGCGAGGCACTTCGAGCGTGACAGGCGAGAACTTGCCTACGGAACAGGCGAGGGCTGGCTCTCTCCGGCTGATCAGGCGAAACTCGACGAGTTGTGGGAAGAGATTTGGGACGAAGGACTCCTCGACGACTACTCTGGCGAGGAAGAATCGCGAGCATTTTGTCCGACCGGTGAGGGCGGAGGCGTCGATAACTCGTGCAGCGCGAGCGATTCGTCGTCC